AACGGCTCAATTGCAGACGGTAGCGCGCAGTCGATGCAGGCCACCATGATTGCACTCGGCATGGCCGCAGCAGCCGTCATAACACCCACCCGCTCATTGTTGGGCGTAGGCACTTAGGAGCAATATAGTGAGTGACGGAGTTGCCATAACCGCCGGTTCCGGCACAACAATCAACACGGATGATCTTGGTGCTGCCGGTCATGTTCAGCGCGTAAAGCCGGTCTGGGGTGCGGATGGAACCGGGACGGACACGCAAGTTGCTCAGCCATTGCCCGTTCAGTCGAGCATTGAATCCTCGCAGATGTCCATGCTCGGCACTCTCGTGACGCCGCTTTACGTGAGCATCAATGTTAGCTCCAGTGGTGGAACGACCCTGCTTGCTGCCGTGAGCGCCAAGAAAATTCGTGTGCTCGCCTATTCGCTCGTCTGCGATGCAGCGGTTGCTGTCAAGTTCAATGACGGGGCCGCGGGCACAGCACTTACGGGGGCAATGTCCTTCGCGGCCAATGGCGGGATTTCAGCGCCTTTTTGTCCCGCGGGCCATTTTCAAGGCACGACCAACACGTTGCTCGAAATCAATCTCTCCGCAGCCGTGGGTGTGCGGGGCCATCTGACGTACATCACCGGCTAGGAAACATCATGCCCGCATCGACTTATCTCGCGAATAAGATCGCGAATCACGTCTATCGTGCGACCACGTACACGAGTCCTGCGGCCGTGTATGCGGCGCTGTTTACCTCGACCGCCTCCTTGGCCGAACTGAAGGCCGGGACGCTGACGAACGAGGTGACGGGCGGTTCGTATGCGCGTGTTGCGGTCACCTTTGGAGCGCCCACGGATGGTGACGGTACTGCCAGCACCGTGACCTTTACGACGGCCACGGCGGGTTGGGGCACTATCCGGTATGTTGGCATCATTGATGCGTCCACCGCGGGTAACGTGCTGAGCTATGCGCAGTTGTCCAGCGACGTGACGATCAACAACGGCAACACGTTCCAGTTCAACACCGGGGCGTTGGCAGAGACTGTGGACTGAGTTAAATGCTGCTCTTACTGCGGGGGGCGATCAGCGCGGCTCCCGCCGCGTCGCTGGGCCTCACCTTAGGGCTTTCGGGGATTGCAGGTCCCATCGCTTCTGTCGGGATCACGCTCGGACTCACGCCGCCCAACGAGTTCGAGCTCAACATCTCGGCCATTCCCAGCATCACCTTCGGGGTGGTGGGGATTTCCAGCGGATTGTTGGGCCGATCCGCAACCGTCGATACGATTCTGGACCTTGTCCCCGTGGCGGGCTATGCGGTCGCGCAGAGTCTGCCGATCACGTTCGGACTCTCCGGGACGGTGGGCTCCTTCCTGCAGAGCTCGGCGACGCCCGACATTGTGTTGGGGTTGTCGGGGCAGATCGGTGCGTTGCCCAGTGCTTCTGTGGGAACTGTCCTGGGTATTTCAGGGGCTCCCACGATCTCCGGGGGCACGGTCACGCCGTCCGCCACTGTGGGGACGTTGGTCGCTATTTCGGTCACTGCCCCGGTCATTACGTGCATGGGATCCTTGTCGATCTCCATGGACCTGCAGGTGACGGGTCGATCGTTAGGCCAGGCCGCGAATCTACCGCGCGGACCCTACATCTCGGGAATCGGTCCTTGGGACATCACAGTCAGAACCTACGGATGAGGATGCATGTCAGCCAGTAATGCTGCAGAAAATAGCCTGGTGTTGTTGATCTTCAACAATACCAACATGGCGAATGTGGGCGATGCCACCGGTCTGCGAGGCTCGACCACGGCCGGCTCACTCTTCATCGCGCTACATACCGCCGATCCGGGTGAGGCGGGCGATCAGACCACGAGTGAGGCAACCTATACCGGCTATGCCAGGGTTGCTGTCGCCCGTTCGGGCGCCGGTTTTACGGTTTCAGGTACGGCCCCCACTCAGGCGGCCAATGCGGCCGCAGTAACCTTCGGCGCGTGTACGGCCGGCTCCAGCACCTGCACCTACTTTTCGGTTGGCGTGGCGATTTCAGGTGCGAGCGTCATCATTGCGAGCGGCGTTCTCACCGCGCAGTTAGCAGTGACCGCCGGCATTACCCCCACATTTGCCATTGGCGCACTCACTGTGACACTGGATTAAGCCATGGCAAGTCAAAGTTGGGCACAGGAACTCGTCAATGTCAGCGCTGCTGGCACTCTGTATGCAAGCTACACGACTGCGAAGTCCGTCCTCACGAGTGCGACAGCCACCGCAGCCTCAACCGGCTTCATCACGCTTCCTCCTGCTTTCTTCCAACTGGGCGGTCGGTTGGAAATCGACATCGACGCCGGGATCAGCAATCGCGTGACAGGTCCCGATACCTTCACGGTTCAGGTGATGGTCGGTGCGGTGATTGCCTTCACCACAGGGGCGATCAATCTCACGACCACGGCTCATACGACGATTCCGGCGCGAGGCAAAATCATGCTGTCGTGTCGTGGAGTCGGCAATGGCACGTTGGGATTATTGGAAGGCCAATCGGTCTGGCAGGGCCAGATGATCGCGATGGCCGCCTCCCTAGCGGATGGGGTGGCGAATACCGGTTGGGCCATGGCGCCCAATACGGCACCTGCCAATGGGACGGGATTTGATACGACCATTGCTCAGACATTGGATTTGTTCGTTGCACAGTCTTTTAGCGGCAGCGGCAACGGATTTCAGCTCAGACAATATTCGGTCAAGAGCTGGGGAAACTCGGCTGCCTGATGAGCGATGAAGCCGCGATTCAAGATTTCAGATGGGGGATTGACCCACTGGGCACACAGAGCTGAGGAGATTCCCCCCAAAGATACGGTAATGCTGGATGACATTACCTATTGCTCGATATCCGCTGTTGGAATGTTGGTCGTCGTGGGAAATATAGATTGCCCACTGTGTGATTCGCAGGCCATTGCCAAGGATTTGCGTGATGGCCCATGAGCACAGTCGGCAATATCACGCATACCCCGAGCGCGACCAACAATTCCGGCTCGGTCACCTTCAGCCATACCAGTAATTCCAACACTCTTTACGTTTTCGTTGGGACTGCGGATGGTGCAGGCGGTGTAGTCCCGACAGGAGTGACGGCCGCCGGAACGGCCATGACTCAGCTGGGCACCATTACCGATGGTGCAGGCGGGCATTTCGCGGGCTCGCATTGGGGCTTGGCAGGGGTTGCGACCTCCGGGTCGATTTCGATTGTCGTGTCCTGGGGCGGAGCAGCTCAGAACGCAGGATGCGAGGTCACGGCCCGCTCGATCATCGGGGCGGATCAGACCACGCCTTTCGGGACGGGTGCCCAGGCTGCGAATGTTGCGACCTCGACGCCGGCGGTGACCGCCAATTCGACTTCGGGTCAACTGGTGGTGGGCGGTGTCATCACCTTTTCCACCTCGGTCACGGTGGGGGACACCAGCGACGGGATTGACAACAATCTCGGTGCCCTAGGATTTACATCCGCGGCCATTTCGCATGCGACCGCCGCCGGCAGCACGACGAATCTCACGTGGACTGAAGCGGGGGTCCAGGGCAATGGCTGGGCGGCGACGGCCGTCAGCGTCAATGGCGCCACCTCAGCGAGCACTGCTTGGAAAGCGCTCTCGAACTTCCATCCCGGACGCAATCCGGGCAGGGGCTCACAGCGGTTCTATCAGAGCCCGAAGGCCTCTAACGCGGGCGGTATTGGGGTTCTCGCCGGCACCGATGGCCTCACGTTCGGCCAAACCGGTACTCTGACGGGCACCGGTGCACTCGCTGGGACCGCAGCGCTTACCTTCGGCCAGACCGGAAACCTGACCGGTACCGGCGCGCTGGCCGGCACATCGGGCCTGGTCTTCGGCGAAACCGGTGCACTCACAGGCGCTGGGGCTCTCGCAGGCACCGCAGGACTCGTCTTCGGTCAGACCGGCACACTCACCGGCTCTGGAGCATTGGGGGGCTCCAGCGCGCTCACGTTCAACGAGACGGGCGCGCTGACCGGGGCCGGGGTGCTGGCAGGCTCGAGCGCCGTGGTTCTGGGACAGACGGGAGCACTGACAGGTACAGGTGCTCTCACCGGCTCATCCGCGCTCGTCTTTGGCGCCAGTGGCACGGCAGATGTGCCCTCAGGGGCGATCAGTGGGACCGCGGCCCTCGTGTGGAGCGCGTCCGGCACGCTCACGGGCACTGGTCTTCTCAGTGGCACTGCTGCGCTGACCTTCGGGCAATCCGCCAGCTTTACAGACGCAACCGTTCCTGTACTGGAAACCCCCGCGGGTCGCCGTATACGGAACATCTACCGCATCACGATCGACGGTCACGCCTTCGAATTCGGATCGCTCCAAGCCGCATTACGATTCCTGGCCAAGGCCAAGGCAGCGGCCGAAGAGCACATCCGCAGCCAACTGCCCACGGATGTAGGCCCGCTCCCGCAACCCGAACCACCTGACATCCAGGTGAATACGCGACAGTTACGAAAAGCGGCGAACGAGACGCGAAAAGCGATCAAAAGCGTCTATGACCGCGAATTGATGCATGCCGAGCTTCGTATGCTGCTGGAGATATCCCGCAGACGCGAGGAAGACGACACCCTTTTACTTCTGATGTAGGGCGACCAAGCCGAGAGGCAGTCGCAAATTCATATGGCTAGGTTGAATCAATGGCCGCGCCCGTAGGTAACCGCAATGCCGCGAAGGCCAAAGTCTGGACGGCTGCGATTGAACGGGCCCTGGAGCGCCGGCAAGGGCTTGTAGCCGGCGCAAGGGCAATCGACGACCTGGCGGACCAGCTGCTCGATGAGTGCATGCGAGGCAACCTGATGGCTCTGCAGGAGTTGGGTAATCGCCTGGAGGGTAAGCCGGCGCAGGGCATTACGCTGTCTGGGGATGAGGATAACCCGCTGCAGCACAACCATACGGTGACCTTCATTGGCGACCGTTGAGCTGCCCAAAAAGCTCCAGCCGCTGTTCGATCCGTATGACTTCAAAGTGCTCTATGGAGGCAGGGGAGGGGCCAAGAGCTGGGGCATCGCTCAGGCCTTACTGCTGATCGGCACCACCAAATCCGTCCGTGTCTTCTGCGCCAGAGAGACGCAGCACGCCATCCGGGAATCCGTTCACCGATTGCTGGCTGATCAGGTCGTGGCCCTAGCACTGACGGACCACTACGAGATCCTGAAGTCCACGATCATCGGCAAGAACGGCACTGAATTTGTATTCTCCGGCCTCTCGAGCCTCACGGTCGATTCCATCAAGAGCTTCGAGGGTGCAGATATCTGCTGGGTGGAGGAAGCGCAGGTCATCAGCCGTCGCAGCTGGTCGATATTGCTCCCCACCATCCGCAAGAAAGGCGCGGAAGTGTGGATCAGCTTCAATCCTGACCTAGACACCGATGACACCTACGTCCGGTTCATCGAGGAGACCCCACCGAATACCGTATTGATCCCCATGAGCTACCGGGATAACCCCTGGCTCAGTGAGAAGTTCTTGCGGGGCATGGAGCACCTGAAGAAGACCGATCCGGTGAGCTTCGAGAACGTCTACGAGGGCAAGCCCAGAGCGGCTGCGGAAGGGGCGATCTACACCCCCGAGGTGACTGCATTAGCCGCGAGCAAACGCGTCTGTAATGTCCCCTACGACCCGATGCTGCAGGTCCACACCATCTGGGATCTGGGCTTCGATACTGTCGCGATCATCTTTGTGCAACGGCATCTGTCTGAGTTGCGGATCATCGATTACCTCGAGGATAAGCAACGTAATCTGATCAGCTACGTGCAGGAGATCGAAAAGAAGGACTACCGTTACGGTACGGACTATCTGCCTTGGGATGGGGCTGACAGTAAATATGCTCTTACTGGAGAGGGAACAAGTCCTGAAAGCATCTTGAGGAAGACCGGGCGCACAGTCGTGATTATCCCTCAAGGCGATGTCGAGATCGGTATCAAGAAGGCACGATTAATCTTTCCACGCTGCTATTTCGACCGAGGCAGGACGGTGCGTTTGCGTGAATGTCTGAAGCGCTATCGTCGGGTGATCCCGGTCACCACGAATGAGCCTTCGCACCCGATGCATGATGAGTTTTGCCACGGCGCGGATACTTTCCGAGGACTGGCCATGGTCGCCGACAAGCTGACCGACAGCGGCAAAGCCCGCAATCAACCGATCAATTACCCGAAGCGTGCTTATGCTTAGAGAAATCATCTCGCGCGCTCACGCAAAGGCTCGCGGACTTAAGCGTTATTTCACGGGAAAGCCGTGCAAACACGGGCATGTTGCCGAGCGGCAGGTCTGTGGTAACTGCATCGAATGCCATAATTCACGCCCGTTTGATCGGAAACGGCATCGGGCCTCATGCGTTGCATGGCAAAAGAAGAATGCCCAGAAGCGCAAATTATCGAACGCGCGAGCTAACCGCCGATGGAGAGAGAGCAACCGGGAGAGAATGCTGGCTTACGGCCGCGCATGGGGTAAGGCAAACCCGGGGAAAGCTTTAGCACATTGCAGGTTGCGACAGCTCGCGAAGCTGCGGCGCACACCTGCATGGGCTGATTTGAAGCGCATTAGAGAGCTATACGTGCTTGCTGCGCGGCTTTCCAAAGAAATGTGCATAAAGATGCATGTTGACCATGTATTTCCCCTGAAGGGCAAGCATGTCAGCGGGCTCCACGTGCCAGAAAATCTGAGAATCATTTCGGCTGTCAAGAACATCCGAAAGAGCAATAAATTCAATGGAGCCTACGCATGAGCCTTGCCATCTTTGCCATGATCCAGGAGCTGAAAGCGCGCGTGAGTGGGCTAGAGGACGAGGTTCGAGCCCTAAAAGCACAGGTAAAGTGGGGGGAAGTCTCCACCGCTCCGGCGAGCGGTTCTGACAAAGTGGGGGAGAAGTCCACTTTGAGCCTGAAGAAAGCCAGCTAAGTGGATACCGCCGTCGACGTCCCTAAGCAGGATGCCAAGCCCATGGACGAGGTGGCGCTCATTGCCGCCATCGACGATGCGGACAACCGCGCCTATGGCAGTAATCTCTCGAACCTGACCGCGGCTCTCTCAGCTGACCGGGCGCTGGCGATTGACCTATATCTGGGCAAGAACGTCGATCCTGCACCGGAAGGGCAGAGCAACGTCATTGACCGCACGGTATTCGAGACCGTGCAGTGGATCCTGCCCAGCCTGTGCCGGATCTTCGCCAACGGGGATGACGTCGTTACCCTGCAGCCCATCGATGAGAAGGATGTGGAACCAGCCAAGCAGGAGGGGGCGTATCTCAACTGGATGGTGACCCAGAAGCATCCCTGGTTCGATCTATTCCTGGAATGGTCGACCGATGCCTTGCTCACCAAGAATGCGTACTTCCTGGTGTACCGGGACATGAGCCGCAAGGTTGAGATCGAGAAGTACACCGAGCAGACCAAGATGGGTGTGGCCTATCTGCTGCAGGACAAGAACTGCCAGCTGGTGGACATCCAGCAGCATCCGGCTCCTGACCTGCCACCCGATCCGGTGGTAGGTCCCCAGGGTGAGCCGATCGTGGATGCGCAGGGTCAGCCGATGACCACGCCTGCGATGTTCTACGACTGCACGATCAGGCGCAGCAATGACCAAAAAGATCTGTGCATCCGTGTATTACCGCCAGAGCGGGTTAAGGTGGACCAACGGGCCTATTCATGGCGAATTGATGACCGTTGTAACTACTTCGAGTACTGGGAAGAAACGACGCTCACCGAGCTTCGAGAACAGGGTTTTGATATTCCCACTGATATCGCCGACGATCCCGAACTCTACACCCAAGAAGACTATGCCCGCGATCAGTACGGAGAACGACGCTTAGAGCGCTACAAACCCACGGATCCCAGTATGCGGCGGGTGAAAGCACGGATGATCTGGATCCGCGTCGACTATGACGGGGATGGCAAAGCGGAGTTGCTGCAACTGCTGCGAGTCGGTCGGCGAATCCTCTACAGCGAGGAAGTGAGCCGCATTCCCGTGGCTTCCGGTGTGGCCTGTCCGTTACCGCATCGGCATGTGGGCTTTTCGATTGCCGACATGGTGATGGACATCCAGCGCATTAAGACGGCGATCATGCGCCAGGGGTTGGACAACCTCTATATCGCCAACAACCCGCAGAAGGTGTTGGATGAAACCAAAGTTAACATCGATGATGCTCTCATCTCCCGCCCCGGTGGGATTATCCGTACAAGTGATGTTGATGCCATTCGCTACGAACAGGCTCCGTTCGTCTTTCCCCAGGCTATGGAAGGTCTGGAATACATGGATCAGGTCCGAGAGAATCGAACGGGTACTAATCGTTATTTCACCGGAATCGATCAGAACAGTCTCAATAAGACGGCGACCGGTGTACAGACGCTGGCTACCATGGCGGCTCAGCGTGTGGAGCAAATCGCTCGCATCCTCGCCTTCGCCATAGAGGATCTGTTCAGCATCATCCACGAGCAAGTGCTCAAGATGGGGCACAAACGTCAACAGGTGCAGATCAGCGGCAAGTGGGTGGAGGTGGATCCCGGGAGTTGGCAGAAGCGCAATGCGTTCAAGATCTGCGTGGCCTTCAGTGCCGGCAACAAGGATGCGCAGGTCTCGCGTCTGATGACCATGCTGAATCAGCAGTTCCAGTGTGCTGAGTTGGGTCTACCGATCGCCAGTCCCGAGAACATCTACGAGACCTGCGTAGAGCTCACCAAGGCGGCCGACTTCGCAGCGCCCAACCGATTCTGGACCGATCCGAAGACTTTGCCTCCGGCCCCGCCCAAACCTCCTCCGGAAGCGATCGTCAAGGCGCAAATCGACGCCGCGAGCAAGGAGAAGATTGCCGCTGGTCACATCATGCAGCAGGAAGTGGAATCACGGCGCAAGGCGGAACTGGAGAAGTACGCCATCGATTCCAACATCGGCCTGCACATTGCCGGTAAACAGGTCGATCATCACCACGCCATTGCGATCGAGGGGCTGAAAGCCTCCCATGCCGCCTTACTGACGGCGATGGAAGCGAAGATCGACCCGATGAACAAAGCCGCGACCAGCACCTCCGATGCGGTCAAGGGCGCGACGGGTGAGATTCAGAAGCATGGCGTGAGTCTCGATGCGGTGAACACCACGCTCAGCCAAGTATTCGATCACGTGAAGAAAGCCGGGGCGATTGCCACCGGGCACAAGCGCATCCGGAAGAACGCCAAGGGCGAGGTGGAGGGGGTGGACATCTTCCATCCCGAGACCGGCGCCCTGCTGGCCTCGCACAAAGCGGTCAAGGACCACAACGGCCGTATCGTGGGGATGGAGTGAGAAGCCTTAGGAGTGGCCAGGCAGCAGCGCGTATTGGCTTTTCACGCATTCGCTCGCTGCTTTCGAGCGATACGCTATCCCCTAAGGCTCCAATTTCATTATGACTCCCGTCGAACGCGCTGACAAAGCCAAGGCCATCCTCGACTCACCCCTCTACCAGGAAGCCTACGACGGCGTGAGAGCGGCGATCATCGAGCGCATCGAGAAGTGCTCCCTTACGGATACGCAGACCGCTGAGGACTTGCGGCGCTGTCTGAAGCTGTTGAAAGACGTGAGACTGAACATGGAAGTGATGGTCAATCACGGCAAGATCGAGCGTTTCAAGCTCGAGCAAGAGCAGAAACCCAAGAATCCACTTCGTAACCTATTCAGGTAATCCATGGACACGACCACCACGACCGACCAAGCGGAACCGCAGTCGGTTGAATCCCGTATCGCGAACGCCCTGGGCTTTGGAGGCGAGAGCGCCGAACCCGCACCTGATGCGGGCGAGACTCAAGCCGCAGACCCTGGATTCGCAGAACTCGACTGGGAGGGCACGAAGATCCGCGTTCCGACCGCGATGAAAGACGCGTTCATGAAGAACGAGGATTACACCCGCAAGACCCAGGAGCTGGCCGAAAGCCGAAAAGGCATCGATCACGTGCAGGAACTCGCCAAGCAACGTCAGTTGGATGCGGTGTTCACCGATTCCATCGCGACCGAGCAGCGGGAGATCGCGGTGATTGATGCGTATCTGCAACAGGCCAAGGGGATGGACTGGTCGCAGATGGGTACCGATCAGCTGATGCGTACCCGCATGGAACTCGATAACGTCAAGGAACGACGTGAACAGCTGGTCAAGGACATCGACGGCAAGCGCACCAAGTTCATGGACGAGGTGCAAACGAAGATCAAGGAACTGCGGGGTAAGTCCCGCGAGCTCGCCTCGAAAGCCATTCCGGAATTCACTGAGGAAGCCGAAAAGGCCGTGCGCGCATTCGCCATGGCCGAAGGTCTCACTGAAACGGAAGTGGATAACGTCCTGCTGGACCCCCGGAGCTACAAGATCCTCTGGAAGGCGTCCCAGTTCGACAAGGTGAAGGCGGGTACAGGGAAAGTCGACACGGCATCCAAGACGCTCAAGCCCGGCGTAGCCAGCGAGCGCATGCCAGCCGACGTACGACAGAAACTCGACTACAACAAGGCCATCAAGGGCGCCAAAACCTCGGGCGATAAAGCCAAGGTGATTGAGCAGCGCTTGGAAGGCATGTTCTCACGAGGACGACAATGACTGTTCTGACCAATACCACCCAAACCTTCGGCGTCTCCAGTGGAGGCGGTATCCGCGAGGATTTGGAAGATATCATCTGGGATTTGTTCCCGGAGGATACGTGGGCCGTCTCCAACCTCGACAAGGTGGATGCGACCGCGACAACCCACGAATGGCTCGCCCAACAGCTGGCGGCGGCGGGCGCTAACATCGGGGTGGAAGGCGATGACGCCTCCTTCACTTCCCTCACCAGTCCCGCCCGGTTCGGCAACCTGCTGCAGATCATGTCGAAGACGTTCCTCGTCTCCGATACGTTGGAAGCGGTGAAGAAAGCCGGGCGCGGATCGGAAGTGGCTCGAGGCGCGATGGTGAAGATGCGCGAGCTGAAGCGCGATATGGAATACGCCTTCACGCGTAATCAGGTGTCCACTGTCGGCGGTGCGACCACCGGTCGAACGATGGGCGGTATGGAACTGTGGATCACGGGCTACCTGAACAACGCCACGGTCAATACCACGATTACCGCCTCGACCGCGGTGCGCTCAACGACATCGGCCGACACCTGCACCACGGTTCCCATCACCTCGGGCACTCCGGGAGCGACTGCACCCACGGATGGAACGACGACCGCGGCCCTCTCCATCACCAACCTGAACCTTGCGTTGCAGGGGGCTTGGAGTAATGGTGGCAATCCGTCCACGATCCTGTGTACGGCCAACAACAAGACGGCGATCGATGGCTTTACCTCCATCGCGACGCGATTCGTGGATGTGGATGCCGCGACGCAGTCGCCCATCATCGGGGCGGCGAACGTATACGTGTCGGATTACGGTCGGCATACCGTCGTCCTACACCGCTACATGCGCACGTCGGTGATCCTGGCGTTGGACCCGAACTACTGGGCAATCGCCTTCCTGCGTCGGCCGATGGCACGGGAACTCGCTCGAACGGGTGACGGCACAAAATACCAGCTGATTACTGAGACGACTTTAGTTTGCAGAAATCAGCAGGCAAGCTCCAAGGTTGTGGCACTGACTTGAGTCTATAAAACCCGGCCTTTTGTGATATTCTACGGATATCGCAACTGGCCGGGTGGTGTATGGATCAGATACGGGACCAAAAAGAAGAAGTCAGGGAGAAGAACAGAGTTAAGGCTCGCAATCGCCGGGCGAAGTTCACTGAGAAGCTTCGCGAATACGATCGGATGCGCTATGCGCGTGATCATGAAATAGTCCGGAGTCGGCGCGCAAAGCAATATGCAGAGAACTCAGGCGGAATGCGGGAGAAGGCGCTCGCATATGCCCAGCATCGTTATCGGGCGGGCAAGATGGAGTTCCGGTTGAGGGCCGCTTTAGCTGCTGCGAAGGCGCGGTGTGCAAAGCGCGGTATTGATTTCGATATCGTGCTCGCTGATTTGGGCGAGCCGACGTGTTGCGCGGTAACTGGGGTCGAGTTCGATCTTACAAGCAGCTTTCGGCAAGGTAATACCTTCGTGCCCTCGCTTGATCGGATAGACCCGAATAAGGGCTATGTGAAGGGCAATGTTCGCATTGTGGTGCATGCTTACAATCTTGCAAAACATACTGGATCTGATTCGCAGGTTCTTAAACTTGCGCGCGCATTAGTCGCGAAATTTGGGATGACAGATATATAGCTGTCTTTTCATAACAACTACATACATTTCGGGGGGCCATTCCACACATTCAAGGAAATGGCCATGCCTAATCGAGAAATCGGGTGGATGCTGGGCGCTGGACGCTCACCCACCTTTACGCCCATGGGCGAGATCCGGGTGAGAACACCCGCCTCGCAACTGTTTCAGGACACGTTCGACACCGGTACGCTGGACACCGTCAACAAATGGATCGCCCCCACGACCGGTGGAACCGGCATCGCCGCCACCAATGTGGTGGGGGCCACGATTTTGGACGGAGGGACCACCGCCAACAGCTTCAGCAAGCTCACGACCCGAAGCATGTTCCCGCCCACGGAGCCGGGCTACCTGCTGTTCAACGCGCGGGTGAATATCGAGAATCCCGTCGTCACCACGGCACACCGATTCTGGGGATTCGGCACCTCACCGGCATCCCCGACCATCGCGAGTCCCCTGACCAACGTGGTGGGATATGAGATCCGCACGGACGGCAAGCTCTATGCGGTGACCTATGCGAGCGGAACGCTCAACTTCAGTGCTGATCTGTCAGTTGCGACCGGTAACGGAGCACAGCCGGCCAACAGTGCGGCGCACAAGTACTGGATCTACTTTCGCGGAGATATCGCCTATTGGTGTATCGACGACGATGATCTGGTGATCGCGTCCTTTCAGACCGGCGCTGCGGGACCGGATGTCAATTCGCTGCAAGGGCTCTTCCAGGTTGTTTCCAACAGTGGTACGCACGCCACGATGCAGGTCAATGCCTGCACGATCGGGGATACCTCGCATACCGGCTCTACGCAGTTGCTCTGGAATGGATTCACGTTTGATCGTCAGTCGCCCAACATCGATGCCAATACCGCGCTGATCACCGCTACAGCGGCTACGACGAGTCAGACGGGCGCCGATCAGGTGAACGTCAATGGACGCGGTGTGAAAGTCGTGCTGGACATGACGACGATCGGTACGGGATCCGTCACGCTCACCATTCAGGGTAAGGATGTGGCTTCGGGCAAGTACTACACCCTGCTTGCGGGTGCTGCGGTCGTGGGTAACTCGACGAATGTCTACGAGGTCTATCCGGGTGCGCCGGCGACCGCCAATGTATCTGCCAATGCGACCGTACCCAGAACGTGGCGAGTGATCACGACCGCCAACAATGCCAATGCAACGACTTACACGGTAGGAGCCAGCGTCATCGTATGAGTGACTTCTTCGAAATCGATCCCCTCACCGGCATCCGTTCGGACTTTCAGTGGAATGAGAACGACCAGCAGTACACGATCAATCGTGTGGCGGACGTCGAGCCCGTATTGGATTTTGCCAGTTGGGCGCGCAATGAGGCGGGGCTGAACCGGGAGGGGATCAAGGCGGGCTGGTGGCTGTATGCCAAAATTCCCCCCGTGGTGGAACTGCAGATGCGCGCCAAGGGCATCAACATCCACAATCCCGATCACTACAAACGCATGCTGGCCGAGATCAATACCGCCTATCCGCACCTGAAGACCACCACGGGCAATGAGGGCGGGCGGGGCGGCAAGGTCATTAGCTTTGGATAACCTTTACGTCGTCGCCAAGGAGCTCGTCGAGCATGGCAAGACAGAGTTGGCCTGGAAGCTCATCGACAAGCTGCTGATCGAGAATCCCAACGACGTGCAGGCGCTCACATTGGCCAGCTATGTGATGCACAAGCTGGGTGGGCTGACGCAGGCGTATCACTTCGCCAAAGCCGCAACCGTATTGATGCCCACCAATGCGGCGGCCTGGACGAACTTCGGGCATGCCGCGAGCAAGCTATGGCTAATCGACGAGGCCGAAAGCTATTACAAACGCGCGTTGGGGTTGTCCAAGACCGAGCACGACTTTTTGGTGTTGTGGCTGAACCTGTCAGCCCTGTGCTTGGACAACGGCCAGTTCGACAAGGCGCTGCACTACGTCAGGAAGGTCCTCGCCGTCGATCCTGAGCACAAGAGCGCACTCACCAATCTCGGGTTCTGCCAACTCGCTTTGCGAAACTGGGAGGGCTGGAAGGGCTATCACGGCACGATCGGAAGTGATTGGAGGAAGAAAGTTGTCTACAAAGACGAACCGGAATGGGACGGCACTCCCGGGAAGGTGGTGGCGCTCTATGCAGATCAAGGCTTGGGCGATGAGATCAGTTTTTCTTCCATGGTTCCCGATGCAGCCCAGATCTGCCGAAAACTCATTCTTGATTGTGACGGTCGACTCGCCGGCCTCTTCACCCGATCCTTCCCCAACGTCAAAGTCTACGGCACGCGGATCAAAGACACGAAGTGGGCGAAAGAAGATCGCAACATCGAGGCGAGCCTGCCGCTCGGGCAAATAGGGGAATTCTTCCGCACGACGGATGAGAGCTTTCCCGGTACGCCCTATCTGGTCCCCTGTCCGCAGCGCGTCAAACAGTGGAAGGCGCTGTTCGAGCCGATGGGCAAGCCCGTCATCGGAATCGCCTGGACCGGCGGAGTACCGAAGAGCAATGCGCGCAACCGTCGCATCACGCTCAATGAGTTAGCTCCGGTGTTGAAGTTAGATGCGCACTTCGTTTCCCTGCAATATCAGGATGCAGCGAAGGACATCGAACAACTAACATTAAATGCTCCACGTGGAACATATGACCTGGTGCAATACCCGTGGGCCACGCTGACAGACGATTATGACGACACCGCGGCGCTTATCGCAGCCTGCGACTACGTCCTATGCATCCAAACTGCTGTGGCTCATACGGCCGCCGGGATCGGGGTTCCGGTCACTGTCTTGTTACCGACAGCGACGACGTGGCGCTATGGCGTGCAGCACGACACCATCCCGTGGTACCGATCACTGAACATCATCCGGCAGAGCAAAACCGGCTCCTGGAGCGACGAAGTTGAACGCGCAGTTACCCGCCTCACCGACCATTTCCCCGGCCTATCAACGCGAGCAGGAGCAGCTACACCAATCGGGGACGTACGGACAGGTGTCCATCCTGTACGCCCCCATGGTGAGCCAGATCATCGAGCGAATGGAAGTCGACCACCTGCTTGATTATGGGTGTGGAGCACAGACGAACCTGGCCAAGAACCTCAAGGTCAGCCGCAAGCTGATGTATCAGGCCTATGACCCCGGCGTGCCGCGTTTCTCGAAATCTCCCGTGCCTGCCCAGATGGTGGCCTGTATCGACGTACTGGAGCATATTGAGCCGGAGTATCTGGAGACGGTGCTTGATGAGCTGCAACGCTTGGCGGAGGCCATCGTGTTCCTCACGGTCACCACCTGTGCTGCGCTCAAGACGCTCTCAGACGGCCGTAATGCCCATTTGACCCAACAGCCCATGGGGTGGTGGCTGCCGAAGTTCCTGGACCGCTGGAGCGTGCAAACCGTGCAGACCATCAGCGAGGAGTCGTTCTTCGTGGTGGGAACGACCCGAAGCTCCTTGGAGAGGCCGGACGGGAGTCGTTTGGGATGAAGATCTTCATCGGTTTCGATCCTCGGGAAGCAGTGGCCTATCACGTATGCTGCCAGTCGATCATCGAGAAATCCTCCATCCCCGTCTCCTTCCATCCCCTACACAAAGGGATGCTGCAGGGTTTCGATGGGCAGCGTAATGGCACGAATGCCTTCACGTTCTCTCGATACCTGGTCCCCTATCTGTGCAACTACGTCGGCTGGGCGCTCTTCATGGATGGGGACATGGTGGTGGATGTCGATATCGCCACGCTGTTGGACTACCAGAAACTGCACTACAACCGGGCGGTCGCGGTGGTAAAGCACAATTACACGACGCGCCATCCGCGCAAGTACGTGGGCTCGCCAATGGAAAGTCTCAATGTGGACTATCCACGCAAGAACTGGAGCTCCGTGATCCTGTGGAACTGCGCCCATTACTCCAACCGGGTATTGATGCCGGAATACGTGAATGAATCGCCGCCGGCCTTCCTACATCGGTTGCAATGGCTGAAAGATGAGGATATCGGGGAGTTGCCGCAGGACTGGAATCACCTGGTGGGTGAACACCCGCCGGCCAGTCCTTCGCTGTATCACTACACGCTGGGCATCCCCGCGTTTAAGCACTATGCCGATGACACTGGATCCTGGAAATGGCATTCGGCGCTGACCCATGCCTTGCGGTGTGCGGGTGAACTGCCCTCCGAGATGGTGAAGCGAGCAGAGGAGCGCGTCGGTGCAATTTGCTAATTACGCTGCTTTCCGAACCGCGGTTTTGGTCGTGATCGACGGCGATGACATCAGCCAGTCCAGCATTTCCGCTGCTGTATTGGATCTGATCATCGCGGCCGGCGAAGCTCGACTCTACCGTGACGTACGCTCGACCACGCAGGATGTCTCGTTCTCGATCGCCGTGAACTCCGATGGCACTGCTCCCCTACCAATTGACTGCATTGAGCTACGCAACGTCTATTTTCCCGGCAAACCCTCCTTGACTTATGCGCCGGATGAGGCCGTACAAACATTGGTCCAACTGGGTGGAACCTCGGGTCCCGCCAGACGCTTCACGCTGGAGGGGGACAACATGGTCTTCTTCCCGGCGCAAACCTCCGGCACGGTGCTGGGGCGGTATTACAAACGTCTGCCTGATATCAAGACGGCATTGAATGCGTTCTTCAGTCGTCATCCGGACCTGTTCATGTATGCGGCTTTGGCGGAATCCTCCCCCTATATCGGTGAGCAATCCCGGCAGGAGGAATGGAAGAATCGCTACCTGACGCTGGCCTCATCGGTGAACGAATCCGAACGGCGTCGTGGCTCGCGCGGATCGAAGCTGCAGACGCGCGTTGCGTAAATGAAAACAGACTTCCTGGGTGGATTCTACTCCACCCGATCTCGCCCCATGTCCGCGCAGACCTGTGTGAACCTGTACCTGGAGATCAACGAATCCGGTAACGGGCAGGACGGAGTGCTTCTGGGCACTCCAGGATTGATCACCAAGATCCAACTGGACGGGGGGGAAGTGCGCGGTGTGCGCACGGTGATGAACCTGCTCTTTGCCGTGTGTGGTCCCAACGTATACCGGATCGATGTCAATTTCACCCCCACATTGCTGGGTACGTTGCCGAACTCCATCGGGCCGGTATCCATCACCGACAACGGCGTCCAGGTGCTCTTCTCGCACAAGGACGGCTGGCACTTCTGTCTGTTGCTGGGGATGTTGCAGGCGGTCACCGACCCTGACCAACCACTGGACGCCATCGTCAGCTGTCAGGACGGTTATGTGCTCTTCACCGATGGGGATGACCGGTTTGGTATCACGGCACTGAACGATGTTTCGACCATTGATCCGCTGGATATCGCGACCGCGGAAGGTGTGCCGGATGGGCTCGTAGGATTGGTCTCCGACCATCGGGAAGCCTGGCTGCAATGCAATACCTCAACCGAGATCTGGGGGGATACCGGTAACGCACTCTTCCCCTTCGAACGCATTCCCGGCGGCATGTTGGAGACCGGCTGTGCTGCTCGTTGGTCCACCGCCCGTATCGATGATTCGATCTTCTGGCTATCGGCCGACCGGGCGGGCAACGCGACGGTGATTCGCACCAATGCGTACAAGCCCATCCGGATCTCCACCCACGCGCTGGATCACGAGATGGAGGGAGTCTCTCGGATCGATGATGCGATTGGTTTTGCTTACCAGCAGGAAGGCCATAGCTTCTATCAGCTGACGTTACCTACGGCGGATCAGACCTGGGTCTATGACTGCGCAACCAAACTCTGGCACCGCCGCGGATGGCTGGACGCTCAGGGTGTGCTGCACCGACATAGAGCCAATTGCTACGCGTTCTTCGATAACCAACACGTGGTGGGGGATTGGCAGAACGGCAAGCTCTATGCCCTGGATTTGGACACCTATACGGATGCGGGGGATGCGATCTACCGTGAGCGCGCATGGCCGATTCCGGATGCGGAACGTCGGAAGATCCGGGTGAATCGCGTCGAGCTCATCGCCGAGATGGGCGATGGTAACGCGCTCACTCCGAGTGTGATCGAGCAGGTGGCGTTACAGATCTCGCACGATGGGGGGCGCACCTTTGGCTACAAGCGCTTTCAGAATCTCGGCCAGCGGGCGAAACGATTGGTTCGTGCGGTTTGGCGCCGGCTGGGGATGGGTCGTGGGTCAGTGCTGAAGGCCTCGACCACGACACAGAGCAAGGTGGCCTGGCTCGGCGCCAACGTGGATGGGGAGATCTTGGGATGACGGACCTGATGAAGGTTGCGCCGCCCCGGTTTGGGGATGGTCCTGTTACCGGACGGGATTTGGAACGTGCGGTCTCCGTGATGTATCGGGATGTGTTCTCTCGATTAGACGTGCGCTATGCCAACAACGACTTTGCGCAAGGGTTGGTCGCGGATAACTCCACCGGAGGCGTGACGCTCGGTCCGCAATCCCGGCCCACGGGACGGGGAGTCGGTGTTCCCTCCCTAGTGCAGAAGATCACCGATATCGGCACCGCGCAGGACCAACGCTTCCTGCCTCAAGTATCTGCTGGCAACAAGCTCTCCGTTCAGAACACATTGCCCCTGAGCGCCTCGGCCAATGCCTCCACCGCCGTCATCAGCGTGGGCGCGCACACGGTGCAATATGGATATGGGCAGGTGGCTTTCAGCTCCGGGTCCATTTCCGGATTGAGCGTCAACACGACTTACTATGTGTATGCGAATGATCCGGCTTTCGGCGGCGGCGCGGTCACCTATCTGGCCACGACCAATCCGCAGACCGTCGTAGCCGCCAATGGCAACTATTACGTGGGCTCGATCAAGACTCCAGTCTCGGCCAGTACCAACACCATCACGGGAGCCACGTCCGCCAATCCGATCGTGTTTACAACCGGACTTGCGCATGCGTGGAATTCCGGCGATCAGGTGATTTTCGCCTCCCTGCCGGGGGATTTCGGCACCCACCTGAACTCGACGACGCAAACCATTACCGTCACGGATGCCACGCACTTCTCGATTGCCGTGGATGGCACCACCTACAGCGCCTATACGAGCGGGGGCACCGCTACGCGGGTGTCCTCCGGCACCAGTGGAGGCGGCGGCGGTGGGGGCGGCTATGGCACCGGTGGATTCCTGCTCCCATGATCAGCATCAAGCGCGTCCTGATTGGGAACGATCATGATGACTCCAAATGGATCGTGCTCGAGGGCTCGATAGAGGGGATTCCACAAGTGACCAAACGTCGCACCATCAACACGGCAGCGTTGGTGTCCGGCGACACCGATATTGCGACCGAGAAAGCCGCGTTGGAAGCGGATGTGACCGAGTATCTCGCCCGCTATCAGGCGGTGCAGGCGGCCTTAAGCGAATTATGACCGTCATCATTCAAACAGAGCCATTCAACGCTGATCTGTTTGAAGAGTTGCTGCCTCTCATCCAGAAAGGATGGGATGAGTGTTCAGCCATCAAATCGGTGAGCTGTGCATTTCATGCGGACAGAAACTTCGTCATCACGCCTGACTTCGATGTTTACCAGAGGCTCGCTGACAACGGGTCCATGGTGTTGG